GCAGGGCGCGAGGTGGTGATTTATGATTAAACCATTTCCCGGCAGTCATTACGGCATTAAGGCTACCATAAAACCCTACCCCGGTAGTCATTACGTTGCAAAACAGGGAGACACGGCCGAACGAATTGCAGCAATTGCGTATGGTGATTCTGCGCGTGCGCCCGAAATTGAAAGGGCCAATGCTACTAAAAAAATAGTGGTTGGTACGATTTTAGTTATTCCGGATACGGTGCCGTTTATCCCGCCTGCGCCATCAACTGAGGGTTTATCTCTATCGATTGGGGGCGCGCAGGTCGTAACGGAGAGCCTGCGCATATCACGATCATTAGATTCCCTGGCCGATGGCTGGGCAGCTAGACTTGCGTGGACACCTGGCGCTGATGTTGATTTTGATAAGCGCGCGCGGCCTTACTCATACACGCCATCGCATGCATACATCGATGGAGAGATTGCAATATCAGGCAGATTATACCGCACTGCCACAGTGCTGGGCGCTCGCCGCTCAATGGATTTGGAGGGCTGGTCGTTGGCGGCAGATATGGTTGATTCGACATTACAGCCGCCATTTGAGTCAAATAAAGTAACGCTGACACAGCGCGTAATTGAAGTGGCCAGCGTTTTTGGTTTGCGCGTGTTTTCTGATTTAACAATCGATGGTCAATTTGATCGCGTGACCGCTGGGCCAACTGAGCAGGCGGGAGCACATTTATTGTCGCTAGCTGCACAGCGCGGAGTGCTGATAAACTCTGATGCTGATGGGTCGGTGCGTATTTTTACCGTTGATTCCAATGCGCCAATTGTCGGCACCATTGAGGAGGGCCGGCCTGGATTTTCTGGATTCTCTGGAGATTTTGACGGGCGAGCCCGATTTAATGCGTATCGTTTTTTTAGCCAAACGCCCGGTGAAACTGGCGTGTCGGTGACTGCCGTTGATAACGCCGTGCCGATTACTAGATTTTCGGCGTACTCGGGAAATGACACAACAGCAGGCGAGGCAGTAAAAGCAGTGGAGTGGCGACGCACAAAGGCGCTAGCCGATGCGATGTCTATGCCTATTACCGCCGCAGGGTTTCGCGCCCCGAGCGGCGAGACGTGGGCACCGGGGCAGAGGGTTACGCTTATCTCGCCAACGTTGTTTTTACCTAATGGTTTTACGATGCTAATTAGATCGGTCGAGATGGTCAGTGGTGCCGGGGGCGATACCACGCTACTGGGATTAGTGCCGCCAGCAGTTTATACCGGTGGTGATATTGTCGATCCGTGGGTTAGCGAGTAGACTAGCGCTATGACTATACGCATCGGAAAAGTAACCGGCAGAGAAATTAGGGAGAACCGAAACGGTGGCCGTGATGTTGTTTTGCTGCAGGTACAAATTACCGATGCAAATGATGTGCAGACAGTTGAACTGGTAACGCAGGCCGGGGATGAATCAAGCCCTCCGGATGGATCAACGGTTATCCTCGTGCAGTTGGGTGGTGCGTGGGTGGTGGCTGTTGCCGCTGATGATTTGATACCGCCCGATATTAATGTTGGAGAGCGCCGCGTTTATTCGCAGGCAGGCGGTGCACGTGCCGCCACGATTTATTGGCGTGCCGATGGTCAATTAGAGTTAAACGGTACGGGGGATTTTGCGGTGAGATTTACAGCGCTTGAGACTGCATTTAATGCCCTACTTGATGCGTTTAATTCGCATGCTGGGCATTTCTCGCCGTCAAATGTAGTGCCAACACCGGCCGTTGCTGATATCTCTCTAGCAAAAATAGAAACTATCGAGGTGCCTCTATGAGTGATAATTTTAGCGGTGATCCTCGAATCGTTATTGATGCTGATGGCGCTGATATTATTTACCGCGATGGCCAGCCGGTGATGGATTCCGGTCTTGAAAACAGCGACATTATTGCGCTATTTACTGCGCCTGGATGGCCGGGGAATGACCTTCTTCAAGAGGATCAAAAAATCGGCAGCGACTTTGAGCGGCTGGCAACAGGCACAATCACCCGGTCGTCAATGATTGATATCGCAAACGCCGCACGCCTTGCGCTAACTAGCAGCACAGTTAATACCGACTTGGTTGATGTGTCGGTGGCAAACCCGAGCGGGTCTCGCATTGATGTTCGTATACGGCGCTCGCCGCCAGGTCAGGATATTGAGGAGTTAGTTATTAGCCGGGATCGAATGAGCTGGAGCAATCAAGCAAGCACGCCTGCAAGCGAGAGATTATAACCGTAATGGCATTTAACATACCGACAACGAAAGAGACGTTTGATTCACTGCTGGCTAATATTGAAAGCCGAATTAATCAGGCGTCGCCGCTTTTAGCGAGGGCGTTTAATCGCACAATTGCCGCATCATTGTCGCTCGTGATTACGGGCCTTTATAAATTCGCCGCGAACCGCGCAAAACAATCATTAGCACTAACAGCGTCGGGCGATGACCTACATAATATCGGGCTAGATCGGAGCGTTATTTTTCGCGGCCCGGTTGCCGCCGTGGTTACTGCCGATATCCTCGGGACTGATGGCACCGTGATTTCATCGACTATTTCGTTTACTGCTGATGCCAATGGCCTGCGGTATTTCCCGTCGTCCAGTCAAGTGATTTCTGGGGGCACTGCAGCACTAACGTTAACGTGCGAGACAGTCGGCGCAGAGGGCGGCCTAATTAATGGTAGCGTGTTGACTATTGGCGCTCAGGTTTCTGGGGCAGCTACCGTTGCAACAGTTACGGGCACGACTGTTATCGGCGCAGATGAAGAGGCGCAGGAAACATACCGAGGGCGTGTACTCACCGCGCAGCGAGTAACACCGGGCGGCGGAAACTATTCGGACTATCGAATATGGGCGGAGGAGGCGACTGGTGTGCGCCGGGCTTATCCGTATGCCGGGAGGCCAATCACTGATCCTATTGCGTCTGTACCGCCAGAACGCACTGTATATGTTGAGGCGCAGGAATCTATTGATGCTGATGGCATTGCACCGCAGGTATTGCTCGACGCAGTGTTAGCGATGATTATCGCAGACCCATCTACCGGGTTTGAGCGGCAGCCGCTCGGGCTTACTAATGACACGCTGTACATAGAGTCTATTGTGCGGCTGCCGGTGTTTGTTGAGGTACAAGGGTTGCTCGTTGATCCCGCAAAAGACGCTCAAGCAAGAGCCGACATCGAAACAGCCCTCGATGTTTATTTTAAGCGCATGACGATGTTTGTTGTGGGGCTTGATTTTGATGGCGATAGAAATGACACGCTGAGCATTGCATCAATCGGCGGCGTTGTTGATGACGCACTGCGTGCGACCAGCGGCTCGATATCGTCTGTGCGATTTGGGTTTGATGCATTTTTGTCTGAGACTCGCTATCAGCTGAGACCCGGTGAGCTGGTAAAAAATGGCACAATCAGTTATGCGTAAGCTAAAATAATGACAACCGCATCAGATAATTTTGACAGGCCTGCTGAGACGCCGCTTGATAATGGCACGTGGGAGTCAGTGCTAAATAGCGGTATTGATTCTGATGGCGATACTCTCGGCGTGGCTCTTCCTGATTTAGTTTTTAGAGCGAGCAGATGGAGACCGGCCGTAACATTATTTACGCCGGATCAGTACGCCGAGGTAGTTGTAACAGCATACAACAATACCGGTAAGTCTGATCATGTTGCAGCAGCAGTTAGAGTTGGCGCGGATGGCTCGTATTACGCGTTCGCAGCAACCGATGAATTTTTTGATAATACGTTTATACTCTATAAATACACTGGGGGCTCAGAGACATCTCTCGGTGCGTATGCTGCGCCAACGCCGATGCCCGTTACATTGAGACTCGCGGCTGTTGGGCAGCTATTGACCGCTACCATTGATGGCGCTACTGTTTTGACTGCTACTGACGCAGAGTTGACTGGCGGCCAGCCGGGCGTCGCGGGAGTGCGCGGTTCTACGGCGCCCCGCCCGTCACTAGTTACGTCGTGGGCTGCGGCCAGCCTGGGCGACCATCCTGCCGCGGATAAACCGGCGTGCGGCGTATTAAAGAAAATAATTGATGCAGTCTGGCCTCGCGGCTCCGCGTGGATGCCAAAGCCTGGCGGCGGGATGGATGGCCTGCTTTGTGGCATATCTGATACGCTGGAAACCGCTTGGAATAAAATATCAACGCTCGCAAATATTCGTAATCCGAAAAAAACAGAACAGCTAGATGAGCTTGAAATTGATTTTGGAATCACGCCGGAGCCGTCGCTTGCTGATGCCTCGCGACGAGATAGACTCAGTGCTAAAATAAATTCTGAGCCAGCAGCAGGGCCACGGGATCGATTAGAGCGCGAGCTTAATTCAGCGGGTTTTAGCGGCTTGTTTGTTTATAGTAATAGCCCGGCGGTTAATCCGGCGTTATTTTTAACTAAATACAAAATGGTTGCCGGGGGGGGCAATGCGTTTGCCGGGAATTCAAACGCCGTCGCTGGAAAATCCAGTTTTTCAGCGCTTGTGAATGGGCGAATCATACGGACAATTAATAAATACAGAATGGTTGCCGGGGGGGGCAATGCGTTTGCCGGGAATTCAAACTCCGTCGCTGGAATAACAGGAAGTGACGAGCTATTATACCAGTACGATGTGCCCGTAAATCCAGAGAATTGGCCGTTTGTTTTTTTTGTCGGCGGCGCAGCGCGACGTTTGGCGGCAGCGGTGAGCTACTATCGATAGAGCGAGTGCAAGTTCCCGCCGCTCGGCGGGCAGAGCTTGAAGAGGCAGTGCTGAGATTAAAGCCCACTCATTCGTGGGCGCTTATGATTGTAAAATATATTTAATCGGAGGAGTTTAAATGTCAGTAAATATAGCAGCAAGATACCCCGTTGGAAGCGCCCCGCCTAGTCTTGATTACCCACTTGGGTCGGCGGTTAACTCTACGACGCTCGATTCCGACGATGGGTACCCCTATGATTTAAACTGGCTAAACGATGTTTTTGGCCTGTTTCAGGGCGTGTTGAGGGCAGCATCAATATCGGCAAATGGAGTGCCGGACACTGCCAGGATATCGCAGATGATGCAGGGGCTTACGGAGTTATCCGCAGGCCGCGCTATGGGCGTCGATGATAGTGGGGCCGCTAATGTTTACGTGTTAACTGAGAGGGTAAACCAGCACCCGATGAGATCGCGCGCCAACGGCCTTCATCTTAAATTCACGCCTGCATTTACCAATACAGGCGCATCAACTGTAAATGCATTTGGTATCGGTGTTGACGATATTAAATTAACAGGCGGAATAACTGATCCGCTACCAGGGCAGATTCAGGCGGGGATTGAAACTACTCTAATAGACCGCGAAACATATTATGAGCTTGTTACTGCGGGGCCTGATAGCGCGATGTCATCGGTGTCGATTGAGGTGGCTGCCGATGCAGATATCACACTGACAGCAGCGCAGAATCAGCGGGGGCACCTGATCATAACTGACTCACCTGTGACATTAACGGGTACTGTTGATGTTATCATTAATGGATTGCCCAGAATGTTTTTAGCACAAAATGACACGTTGCAGGATTTGACGTTTAAAACTCTGTTAGGCACTGGCTTTTTGCTAGAGCCAGGAAATTATCAGGCATTGCGGTGTGACGGGGCCGACGTATTTTCGCTATCTACACAAAGTGGCCAGCTAAAACAAACTATAGTTGACATCGGTTTTTGGAATATGCAGACATCCCCATCTGTACTAGTGCCGTATGTAGTGCCGTATAATGATGTCAGGGGGATGTCCGTACTCATCAGACGCAATATTGGGCAAGACGCTCGTCCGCTTGATTTTTATGACACATCTGCTCAGAGAGGGGAGGGGCAATTTAGAATCAGCTCATCGTCCAACGTTACGCTAAACAGGACGACGGGGGGAGTTTTCGACGGCTCCGCATATAACGGGGCTACCGGCAGTGATAACAGGGGGTGGATAATAATATCGCATGTATAAATAATGTCGCAGCCTTTCGTCTCGCGATTAAGTCAGATAAATGAAATAGGAAAAAGAAATGAACCTAAAAACACACACAGCATATGGCGAAATCCATCTCGACGAGGAAATTGACGAGAAAACAGGAAAGCCAACCGGCTTATTCCTCTGGTCTCTCAAATTCCTCAGCGGCACTGGTAAATCACAGCCGGGCAGGAAAGCCGGCGTAGCGGCGACCTACAAACTAGCAACAGCGGCGGCAATAAAAGCCAAAACCGCCGCGTCCAACAAATTCTTGCGGAGCGAAAAATAATGACTATCGGATACAGCATGGCGATACGAAACGCAAAACTGAACGTCGTGCGCGACGCCATCGATGCGGGGACTGGCCCCGGCAAATTGCGATTTTACATTGCACCAAAGCCAGCCACAGGTGGAGCGGCGACCACTCTTTTATCCGAGCAGCTTTTCAGCGACCCATCATTCCCCGATGCTGTCGCCGCAGTATTAACTGCAAGCGCAATCGCTGCTGACACCGCTGCCGACGCCACAGGGCAAGCAATTTGGGCACGAGTAGTTGATGGCGACGATGTTTTCGTCGAGGACGGCACAGTCGGTCTTGTCGGTTCGGGCGCTGATTTTGAGATTAACGCAGTTGATTTCGTCGCGGGAATCAACGTTGCAACTGGCTCAGTAGTAATAACTGGCGGCAATCCGTAGCGCGCTATTATAGCATTCTGATGAGCATAAAAAATGACGACTAGAACGCATTTAATCACAGTAAATTCACCTCAGGTCGGCGAAGATATTGCTGATTACCCGGCGCTGTTGGTTCGCAGTAGTTTCCTCGATGAAGTTTTTGACCCATCCAATGCATTGACCAGCGCGCAGATTGATGGCGGCGATATCTGGTTTAGTTCTGATTTCGCAGGGCTGTTACGATTATCATGCGAAATTATCAGTTTCGAGCATGACAGCGCGACAGGTGCGGCTGATGCGATAGTCAATATCAGAGTCAAATCAGCAGTGACTAGCGCGACTGATGGCGCTATTTACGTGCATTACAACTCACTCACCGTTGATTCACAGCCACTGCCCGGCGCTGCTTTGGGCGCAACAGCGTATGGTCAGGTAATGGATTTGAATCAGTCCATCACATGACTGAGTCGTCTGGTACTGTTGCTACGGATTCAACAGGTAATGGTTATGACGGTACATTTGGTGGCACGCTACCCACCGCGGTGGCGGGTCAGAATCAGGATGGCCAGAGCTTTAACGGCACCACAGATCACATATCTAGCATTAAAAGCTATGGCGCATTGTTCGATGGGTCTAACGATTATTCGATTGAGTGCTATTCGCTGATCAATGTTAACAACACTAATCAAACACTATTTTACCCGAGATCCGATCACAATTTGCAGCTCGATTACCGGGGTGATAACGGTACTGGGTACCGACTCTTAATTAATGACGGCGCGATAAACTCGGTGCAAGTTAGCGCGCTATCAAGCGTGGGTGTTATGCGTCACGTGCTAGCCACTGCCACAACCGGCGGCAACATGGAGCTATATTTAGATAACGCCGCCCAAGGCGCCCCGGTACCGTTAGTAGCTCCCAATGTGCTGTCGGACACTGACAACAATATGATCGGCGCAGTTAATCCGTCTGGGTTTCAGGCGTACAACGGCATCCTGCAATCAACAATCGTACACAATACCGTGCGCTCAGCAGGATATCGACTGACAGCGCATAACAATATTAGCAACCCCGTAGCATTCACAACCCCGTCCGCAATCATCCCGGCAACCAATATTGTTGATCTTAGCGGCTGGACGAAACAATTAGCATCTCCTATCTACGATGGTGATTTCCCGCATACATTGCGTGATGCCCAAATCACGGGGTCAGGTTTTGGCGCTAAGTTAGCCTCAACACCGTACTACGATGATTTCGAATCTGAGCCGCTAGGCCCAACAGGTACATCAATAAATGAGTTGATCGTATCCACTGTGGGCGCAACAAACATTGTAGACAGTGATTCTAACTCAGGGACTCGTTGCGTAAGTCACTTGTTCACGGCAATCGATTTTCCAAAAATCCACAAATCGCTGAGCGGCACAGGCAAAACTGTTTATATGTCGTGCGCATTAAAAATCTCAGGCAGCACAGGCGCAAACGCGTCAATCTGGAAACTTGGTCGTGTTGGGGCAGGCCCCGCATATGATGGAGTGCCCAAAGCGAGCACGGAATACAGCCAGACTTTCGTGACTGACAGGCCGACGAATGTCACCAGTACAATGACGACCGAGCCTACGGCGGGTAACGAAACAGACACTACTGACAGCTCCCATAACACAGCGGCAGACGGGACGATCAGCAGCATTTATATCCCGGATGTTTGGCTTTTTTACGAAGTTGAATTGTACGGAGGAACTATTGACGCAAGTGACGCGTATTTTTCCGAGAGAGTCAGTGGGAAAGACACGACGCTCTTCGAGAATAGACCATTCCTAACCACAGTTAATTCAAGTCTATTAGACTGGGTGATGACTCCGATCAATGGATTAGATGGATTGCATGCGATTACATATTTAATGGACGACATCTATATCGATGAGAGTCGCTGCCGAGTCGTGATGACTGACACAGCCCTTTATTCCGCAGCTACGAAATTTGCAGTCCAGCCCATCGTCGAGTGGTCGGACACCAAGGTCGTTTACACTGCTAAGCGCCAAAATTTCGCAGTAAGCGATACCGCTTATATTCATGCGTTTGATGAGAGTGGTTTATTAGTCCACTCAGGGACGGCAATAACAGTCGAGGAGGATAAGTAACATGGCCGCATTATTCGATTCCTCGTCGATTGGATACCAGGGTGCCGGTACCGATATAACTTTTGATCATACCATTAGCGCTGCTCCAAATAGGGCGCTATTGGTCTATGTGTATAGCGGCAATG